CCTGTTGCCGCATTCATGTACCTCTCACCTACCCTGTCGTATGATTCCTCATTGACTAGCACCATACACTTAGCACCCTGATTAGCGAACCCATTCTCAGAGGCTATGAGAGAGGCGTGGAAGGATGTCTTACCTGTATTAGGTCTAGCACCTACCATAATTAAGTGACCACCACTCACGCCCTCTATTCTACGAGCAAGGCTAGGGATATTAAACTTCCACTGTGCTTGTGTCTTACCTAGCTTCAGTAGTGTATCCATACTTATGTCGTCCCAGTCTACCTTTAAGTTAGGCATGAAGTCGTCTTGATAGCTAGATATTATATTACGTAGTGGCTCCATGCTATGCACCTTACCGTTTACGTAATCAATACCTATGTTAGCTACCTCTTCACCTACTACCCTCTGGAATAACTTGGACAACACATCGGAGGCTACGTCCTTACTTAAGGCTGTCTCTCTGTCAATCTTCTTGAACAGATCTCTGAAGACTTCCTTGTTAGCTGTAGTAAGTGTGCCGTTGTTGGCAAAGAACAAAGCCTCCAGTGTAGCTGGTGTAACTGACTGCTCATACTTTTCCATAGCGTACTCTAGTGTTTGCTTTATCTTACGTAGATCTTTAGTAAATAACTTATCAGGAAACCTTATACCTTTATGGTCTTCATAGAAATCCTTATCCATCATAGTTCTTAGTAGTGCTAGTTCGTGCATCATCGTGTTAACTCCTTGAGTTTTAATATGTCTTCTTCTGTTTTATATTTAATGTCATCCTGTAGAAACATAGCGTATGTCTGTACTCCTGTCCAAGATTCAATCTCATTCTTGTACGTTATACTCTTCTTCGTAGCGTCAGGATCTAATGCTACTATAATTCTAGTGTAGTCCTGTAGGTATTCCATGTGTGTGTGATTAATGTTTGTACCTAAGATAGCTATGCCTGTGACATTTGGACACACCTTAGATACAATGATAGCACTGATTACATCCTCTACTATTACAGCTACGCCATTAGGGTCACCCATACACCTACTAAATACAGTAGCGTTACCAGTATACCTGAGCCACTTAGGTGTAGAGAAACTTAGTGACCTACCTATAGCGTCTATAACCTTATGTTTATCTCGTATGAGGAATACAACACGTTCATCTTTAACGTCATACATTACATCCATGTACTCATTCTCTAACCCCCACCTAGACATAAACCTGTAGTAGTTTACCTGAGATGGTAGAGGGTGAGTGACGTACTCAGGTATATTAAATGTCGGTATCGACACAGGCTTAGTCTCTTTTAGATTGGCTAACCTAGTAGCTATCTCTTCAGTAGTTAAGTTGATGGGTAAAAATCCTGACACGAGTGAGCAACTTAACTTGTAACAGTTGTACAACACAACTCCATCGTTTTTTGTTGCAGTAAAAGAATTGTTACCGTCACAGATAGGACAGTCTGATCTAACTCCTACACCATCAAATAAGTCTAGGTCTTCAATGTATTCCTTAATGTTTATCTTCATTCTTAAATCTCTTTTCTAGTGCGTTACTCGCACCATTGTATGTGTTTACAAGGTAAGGCTTAACACTCTGCGGTGACTGGTGACCTGATACTTGCATGATACCAACCAAGTCAACCCCTGCTTCTACCATTTCAGTTATAGCTGTACGCCTAAGATCCCTTGCTTGTAACTCTTTAGGTAGATTAGCTTCGTCCTTTACCTCATTGATAAGTATATGTATTTCATCAATCGTATAGTGTGAGTAAGCCCCTGCCTTAGTTTCAGTGCGAGGTGCTACGTAGTCTTGGAAGTCAAAGTCTTCCTTCTGTTGTGCAAGCATCTTAATTAGATTGTCACTGATAGGTAAGTGTACATCCACGCCACGCTTACTTTGCTCTAAGTCCATACGTTTTTTATCGAAGCTAATGGAGTCCCATTTTAGTGTACGCATATCACCTACACGTTGACCCCACTCGTAAGACATATGAACTATCAACCCTATGCTACGCCACCTAAAGTTATTGTAAGCTGTATCTAAGAATAGCTTTACTTGTTCGGGTTGCCACATCACCTTGCGAGGTTTTGATTTAACCTTCTTAACGAGTGCCATCGGGTTGTGAGGTATAGCTTCATGCTTAATAGAATAGTTTAATATTATACTAACACAGGTAGATATATAGTTGGCGGCACGTATGCCTGAGTTAGCTAACCAATACTCATACGCTACAGTTAGATACTTATAGCGTACATCTTTTAGTTTTAAATTACCTAACATAAGATTGTCTGATACTTTAGTTGCACAAGCCTTAGTTAAGTTACTGCCGTAATCCTTCTGACTCTTGTACTTAAGAGAACAGAATGATGGGCTACCCCTATAAGAGTTACACGCTTGAGCGAAGGTTGATGTAGATTTAATCTGATGTTTCATAATACTCCTCTATTGTTATAGTTTTAATTCTAGTTGTGTTGGTGCTGTAATCTCTTGTGTTTTCCCACCTAAATGCCACCCATATTTTTTACTGTGATGCTGTTGTTCTGTATGTATAGAGTGACAGTTAGCACATATAAGTCTACACTTTCTTATTTCTTTTTTTATTTCTGATCTACTTGAACCCATCATTTTAGAAATCTCTGTAGTCTTATCGTGAGGGTTTATGTGATCAAAGTGTAATCCCCAAGTAGATTTGTTCCAACCACAAAGAGTACAGCCTAATAGTTTTTTATATCTATTAACAAACTTTCTATTTCTATCACTGTTTTGTTTCTTTTGCTTGGCTTTTTGCTTTCTCTGATTTTTCTTTGCTTTGTCTGTATACCAGTGTTCTCGTATACACGGCCCTATATGTGAAGGTCTATGATAATATTGATTAAATGTTTTGTTGTCTTGTTCTCTAGTATCTCCTTTTTTTAAGGTTAGTCCAATCTTTTTAGCAGTCTCAAAGCTTATATAAGTCTGTTGTTTTAATCCGGGATATTTTGTTTGCCACTCCCTGTACAGATCTGTTCTAAATTTATTCCATTTTATTTGTCTTTCTTTATCTTTTCTAGACATCTACTTCACCACTCTTAGATGTGACCTATCTTTCTTAGCTGGTACTCTATCTTTAAAGGAGTTCTTTATTATCTCCACTGATGCATCAGCCATAGCACATACCAATCGTACTGTCTCAACACGTAAGTCATTATACAAATCAGGATGTTCTTCCTCTAAGTCTAGCTCTGGCTGATCATTACTTATATAAGTAGTGATGTTGTGACAGTATGCTTCCAAGTGTTCCGCTACTGCCTCAGCAAATACATCAGATACTATTGGCATGAAGTGGTAGTCTTCCTCTTCGTAGTGAACTACTGCGTATAGTATTTCGGGTATGTCTTCATCAGTCATCTTCTTCTATCCTTTCTATTGTTATGTTGTCACTCAGTACGCCTGTCTGCCTATAGACTAGAGCATAATGATCAGCCCATAGAGCCATGTGTCTGTATATCTCATACGGATCACCTGAATCTATAAGTACATTAGGTTCTTGCATTGTTATATTGTACTTAGGCATCAGTCTCCTCTTCATCGTCTTCTTCTACACAAAAGTTTACAGTGCGTAGACCCTCAAATGAATTGACTACCAGATAGTCAGTGGTAGGGCAAGTGTGTAACCATTCTCTGAATTGTTTAAGTGTCATCATCACTATGCCTCCTCTGCATAAAATGTTTCTATCTCTGCTTGCCAAAACTCCCAATCCCTACGAAAGTCTGCATCATTTCCATTATTATTCCATTCACGTTCTGCAAATTGCTCTGCTATCTCACCTGCTTCTACCTCATCGTCAGCTTCAATCTCATAGAATCTCTCGTAGTATAAGATTGCCTCTACCTTCACATTATATTTAGTCATCTTTATTCTCCTCTCTCTCTGTTAATTCATTAGTCCATTGAGTAGTAAGCCTACGAAGTTCTTGCTCTAGGTTATGATACTCTTCATGCACTAGATTTTTTACCTTAGAGGACGCACCCCTATCACATAAGATTTTAGATAGTCGGGAAATTTCATCCCGACATATCGCTATCTGTCTTACTGTAGTATCCATACTCATGCGGCTAACTGTAAGAACGCAGGGTTGCTTACCCACTTACTCACCTCTTGCTCTCTAGCTAACATACTCACAGCCCTCGTGTCGTTGCCTGTGTTACGTAACTCAAAGCCGTTACGCTCATCAGCATACGATGAGTAGTTAGTGAACGCACTGTACAAAGCGAACAGATTGTTGCCTCGTATCACTCTCTCACATAAGAATAGATCATGCAACTTACGAGACTTACGTTCTGACTTGACTATCTCTTGTATCAACTCATCAACTTGAACGTG